TGCGAAACTGATCAAAGCTAATTGGAAGCGGATTTGCGGATGGTTTTTTTACGGTCATTTGATGCGATTGATTTTTTTAGTCCAATAGATAACTGCCAAAATACCCGAAATAATACCAAGAATCCCCACGCCAAAGGTAACCAAAGGTTGATAAATTTGAGCGAACGTGATGACCGCTGATGAACCCGTGATGGCGGTGGCGATTGCTGCGGTGGTGTCATTTAGGTTTTTCATTAGTATGGAAATGGGGGTGGAGGTGGTGGTGTGTATTCGCCTTGTGGTAGGTCAAGAGTCGAAGCGTAAGCACTTGCTAAAACTTCGGGTTTGTCTTGCTCTGATAAAAACAAGAACCAAACTCCGTTTATATCAGCAACGCAATTAAAAAACTGTGATCCAGTGTAGTATTGCCCTTGAATCAATTCTTTTTGTTCGGGTGTTAAAATGTATCCTATCATTATACTTGACGGCTAAGGGTTGTTTGAAACGCTTGTACTGCGGTGTAAAAGTTTGATGCTTCGGTGTCGGTTAAGCCGTCACCGATGGAAGCGAATGCAATTTGTTTATTTGAAAACGCACCCGCAGTTCCAAAATCATTAGATGCACTTAAATATATATTGAAACTTGACAATATAACAGTAACTGAATTTGTATTTGTACCAATTGAACTACCATTTCTATATAAAGTAGCCAACGAACTTGATGTTCTACATCCTAAAAATAAACCAGTTGAAGTTTGATTTCCTCCATTTACTACAGCGATGATACCTGAATTAATTCCTAAATATGTTTTTGGAGTTGTGTTGCTTCTATGCAATGCCAATTCAATCCCCGATGTATAACCGGCATTCCAAGTTCCTACTTCTACACCTCCGTTAGTGGTTGTATCAGTTCTTGAATAATAACTTACGTGAGTAGATGCCCCTGTGAGTTGTGTAGTTGGTTGTAAATCTGTATTAAAAAACGCACTCGTTCCATTTGGCGTTGCCCCCGTACTCGCAAAAGTCCACCCAGTACTGAATGACCCCGTAAATGACGAAGATTTTAAATTTTGCTTACACGCTTCCGCACTTGCTCCTACCATTGGATACACGGCACGCATCGCTGACCATATACCAGCACTTTTCATATCAAGTACAAGTTGGTTTGTTGCGTTCTGTTCGGTGGTGGTTAGTGTTCCACCCGCAGCGATAACTCGGTCAAAAAATGCTTGGGCATCAGCATCAAAGCCACCAGCCGAAGCAACCGCTTGACCAAGACCAAGACCTAAACCAATGCGTGGCATATTAATAACCGATTACAGAACCCGATGAAGTGACAAAGCCGGTGATTTGCAAACCGCTTCCAGCTGAAAGGTATGCACCTTGCTTAAAAGTCACTCCGCTCATTCCACGATCCGAGAGAACATTTGTTCCATTAACGGAGAATGATGTGAATACGGTGTCCTCTTGTGGGATTACGGCATCATATGCAACGCCTGTCACAGTTCCTGATGCGTGTCTTTTGAATCCATTGCTTCCAGCGATTACGCTTGTTGAGTTGCTCATAATTGTAAATAGTTATTTGTGTAATTTGTGATAGTTTAAATTGCAATTACATCTACATTCTCTACTCCGTAGATTGTCTCAAGTGCCAATTCAACCGCATTGACAAGTAATGTTTCTGCTGACAAAGTTTCATAATCCGCAACGCTCAACTCTAAACCGCTGAATGTGGTGTTAAAATCTTGGATGCCTTGAATCGGTGCTTTCTTTTGTGCCAATGCTTCAACACTTGCAAAAACAAATGTTGCGATTTGAGCTGGGATTACTCCATTTTTTTCGTTTTTAATATCTGCGTAACCTTCTGAAATTACACATATTGAACCCGAAGGGATTGATAAACCCGAAGTAAGGTTAACGGAAATATTGATTTGAATTGCTTTCATATTGTAAAATTAAACGATTTTGATTGTTCCTGAATCATTCCACAATGCACCATTTGGCAAACCCAATGCACTTGTTGGCATTCCTGACATAATAATAACTCTATCGTCTCTAACTTTTAACGCTTCATTTCCTCCACTATTTTGAACTATCAAAGAAGCTGTTGCGGATGTTGAACCTTTACCCTTAACGTGTAAAAGAGCAGTAGGAGAAGTTTCTCCAACTCCAACTAACTGATTTTCATTTATAGTCATTGCGTTTTGCAAGCCAGAACTATCGTGAGTTCTAAACTGCAAACTACCTTTACGAGTTGTCCCATCGCCTCTATACAAAGAAAAAATAGTCGCAACTTCTTGAATATTTGGAATATATGCAGAGTTGAAATATCCACCAAAACTTAAAGATCCAATAACTTGACCTGTAGTCAAATTTATGCTTCCGTTTTTATTATAGATATAAAAATCTGAATACACATCAAGAATATCTTTTTCAAAAAAAACAGGTCCATCGTTCGGAGAAGAGTCAGAAACCGTTAATTTGTGAGTAGGGTTATTTGTTCCAATGCCTAAATTGTCATTTGTATCATCCCAAAATAAATTGGTAGCGTCACTTGCAAACGCTGAACCATTTGAAAACTGAATCGCACCTGACACACCACTTGGTGGTGCAATGACATTACTTGCCTTAATTTTTTTTGTTATATTGGTTTCAATATCAACAACCGGGAAAACATCATTGGCAGTCAATGTTGTCAATTCAGTCAAATCGGTGATTCTTTTGTTGCTCATATTGTAAAAAAGTTAAACTTTTATTCAATGATTCTTTCACTCAATCCGGGCGTGTAACTTTTTGTAGTTATTGTAGGCGTGTTTTGCTTTGCTTGAATCGTAGGTTGATAACTCTTCGTACTCTGCGTGATGTTTCTTTGCTTGTTATTTTGCTCGAAAACATAAGTTTTCAAATTCATTGTGTAATCAACTTTCTTTGATGTAAGCGAAGGTGAATATACCTTGCTTGTCAAAGTACGATTAGATTGCTTTGAAATTAGTGTAGGAATGTACTCTTTTGAATCTATAAAAGCAATACTATCAAACCCAATATGAAACGCATCTTGTGTTAACAAAGAATCCCCATCTTGAGTTACTAAGTCAAAGAATACATCAACCGGTGATGAAGGTAATATATTGTGTTGCTTGTTCACGCTGGAGTATAAAAAATTTCAGGTTGCTCAACAAGTTGACATTTTAAGATTCCAATTTCCACAAGCTCATTTGCAAGGTTAGGATTCGTGTTAACTGCCGATGTTTGAGCATACACTTTGTATTCGTACTCGCCCGTCAAAAGAGTAAAGGTCGTTCCCTCAACAACGGCAAACTGATTGTATCTTTCCTTGAATGCAGAAATATCATTTAAGATGACATTTACAACTTGATCCGTCAGCAGATGCGTCATACTGAATAGGAATTTTGGATTGGCAATCGTGACTTTTTCGGTCAGCGTTAAATACCAATTCGTTGATTCTGCTTTTTCAATTACTAACATCTCTACAAAATAGCGATGCGAATTTTATGTAACAAAAAAAGGGAGAGCAATCGCCCTCCCTTCTTAGCCTATGAACAAAGAATCAATTAGATACCTAAAGCGGTAACAACAGAAGCTTGTAATTTGTAAGGTGCTTCCGCTTCAATAGCAGAAAGCGTAACTTCATAACCGTTGGAATCTCCCATCGCAGTACCTGTGTTGGCAACCATAGCGGTCACGTCACATCCGTACTCCTTACCAACCAACCAATACTCATCGTTGTTGTTTTTAACGATGCAATAGCAACGACCTTGAGCGAGAAGCTTCATTTCGTTTCTTTTGGTAGTGGACAATCTGCGAAGTTTGAAAACAACATCCGATTGATTGAATGATGTTCCGTTCTCAACAGAGACGTTGGTGGTGATGGTCAATGAACCAGTTCCTTTTGGAAGCTCGTAATCATAAACATCACCACTTGCAACGGTTGTGGCAGTTACTTCACCACTTGCAACGGTGAATTTTGAATCAACCCAACTTATCAAGTGGATTGATTTGATTCCGCCAACTGCGTCTTTGCAGTCAAGCGTGAATCCTTGTGTGAGTAAACAAGCCATTATTTAAAGGATTAAAGCGTGAAGTAAACGATTTCGCCAGGGAATGCAACCTGAACACCAGCCTTGAAAGTGAAACGAACACGCACTTCATCGTTGTCGATAGAGTACCACATTTTCACTTCTTCTTGCTCGTCAATCAAGTCAGTTCCCATAAAGAAGTTGCTCAAAGAACCAGCAGCGATTTTGTTAGTTCCGTTCAAACCACCTACACCAATTACTCTCATATTTGTACCGGGGTAGATCATCTCCATTGCACTTGCAGCATCGGCAACATAGTGGAACAAGTTAGCGTTTTTCAAGTTAACCAACATCAACTTGTAAACGTCAATACCTACGAAACAAACCAAGTCAGTTTTTTCAGCAACGGCAGCTGGAATGTTAGCGTAAACTTGATCCAAGATATCGTCTACGTTCGCAGCGGTGATTGAAGTGAAAGTGGTTGGAGCAGCGTTCGCCAATACAGGAGAAGCGGCAGCGATGATTTTGTTGAATCCATCAAAACGGTTCAAGTTAGGGTTACCACTTGCGGTGTCACCTTGCCACATTGCAACTTCCAAAGTTTGTGCAATCACGGCAGCCTTTTCACTACCTACTTGCTCCTCAAAAGGAATCATAGTTGGTGAACCAGGCATAATTTGTGTTTGCATCCACTTAGCTTCCAATGTTTTTGGGCAAAGGGTTTCTTCCACTTTTACAGCACCAACGGTGATGTTTCTTTGAGTGAAGGCAGTTGTACCTGATGGGTTGTAACCGCAACCATCCGCTTGAAAGAAAACGGTTGAAGCAAGGATGTTCAAAGCGGCAGCAGATTTGATACCTACTTGAACTTGGTTAGAAGATTGCAACAAAGTTGCAGTTTTGCTCCCGAAAAGAGCTTTAACCAACAAATCAGTTGACTGTTCATTGGTGTAATTAGCGAGTGATCCTACTGAGAATGCCATAGTTTTATTTGTTTATTGCGTTTTTGAATTTTTTCAATGCTTCAAACTGGTCGTTTTTCTTGTTTGAAACGGGAGTTTTGATTGGGGTTTCACTTGGTAAATCAGCAATTTTCTCAATCAAGTCAATTGCCTTGCTCATTGCTTCTTTGTGCTGGTTGTTAGATGTAGACAAAGCCACAACTTTTGCAGACAATTCAGCGATTGCACTTTCCAACTTTGATACAACGTCATTGAAATGAGATACGGTTGCGAATTCTTCGGCTTCGATTTCGATTTCAATTTCGGGTTCAACGATTTCGGTAACGATACCACCTACGGTTGTAACCAACAAACCACCTTCAACTTCGTGAGTTGCATCAGGTGCTGGAATAGAACCTTCAGCGGTTTGAACGAAGATGGCAGTTCCCACCATCAATTCGCCTTCCCATTCAACGATTGTTCCATCAGTCAAAGTGGCGGTTGCCATCTCAACTTTGATTTCTTCTTCGGAGAATCCCAACATCGTGCGGATTTCCTTGAGTGTTTCTTTTGCGTTCATTTTGATATAAATTAGATTTTATGTTTTTGTGTTGCAATTTTATTTGCCATTCCATTTGGAAAGAATCTCTTTCATTGCTTCGATGAGTTGTTCTTCTTTGTCTTCAGGAAAGTCAAAAACGCCCTCCACGGAGAACCCTTTGAACTCACCTGATTTTACCTTCGACCAAACCTCGTCATTGTCAATGAGGTATGAAACAAACCAACTGCCATCGGCAACCTCTGCAAATCCTTTTGGTGGCATCACACCACGCTCCCTATCAATGAGGTATGATTCAAATAAACTCACGCCATCGGCAATGGGTGTTTTGTGGTGTGTGTTAACTGCATTGTATTGGTTTGACCTTGCCCATTTTTTGGCAATTTTGAAGATGCTCTCCTTGTCAAATACGACATAGTATTCACCTCTCACATCGTCT